CTCAAAGATCGTGTTCGTCCCAGAGCCATTGTCGCTAATGGCTACAGCAGTGCCGCCAATCGTCAAGGCCAGCTTCAGAGTGGCCGAGGCTACGTCCCTGACGAAGTAGTCTGTATCAATAGCCCAGCCATTTGGAAGGTCTGAACCCGTCAGTCTGACGTTCATGTCATCAGCGAAGCCATCGTCTGTACCCCGGCTGGCTGTCTCGGCTCCATGTACGGCGGAGAACGTGGCCGAGTGGTTGCTTATCACGATGTTCTCGTTCTGTACCTTACCATTCGTGCGATAGAACGTCGATGGAGCAGTACCCTTAGACGGCCCTCCACCTGCACCAGCAGACACGGCAGTCCCATCAGCCTTAGTATAGCTGATACACTGGACCGTATTAGCTCCGGTAGACTGGAACACACCAACGTCTCCAGCCGCTGTCGTAATATTCGCCGCGCCGGGAAGATCGATGTTCGTTGCATGGTGCGTCATCGTTAGCGCACCGTCGAATTGGAGCGTAAACTGACGATCCGCCGCCACTGTCATGACCGAGAAGTTTGTCGTTCCCGTAACGTCGAAGTAATCACCGTCAGTGTCGATGACGAGGGGGCTGGCAGAAGTAAGGTCACCGCCCTTCTCGGTCTGCATATAGTTGCCGTTGGCATCTAGGAATCCACCTAACTGAGGCGTTGTATCAAGTACAATATTGCTTGCACCAGAGGCTCCTGTAGAACCAGTAGACCCTGTGGAGCCGGTAGATCCTGTAGAACCAGTAGACCCTGTGTCTCCCTTGTCCCCTGTCCTAATGAAGGAGAAATGGTAATCTGTGGCATCTGTAAAAGAGCCAGAAGAAGCTACAGGAGCAACAGTTAACTGTAACCAAGCTGTGTTATCAGCAACAGCCGAGAGAGTATACCAGACAAACTTCTCAGGCGCTGCTTTCTCAGCCACAAGTAGGTGGCCCTTTATAGCAGATGTTGAGTCATCCCATGTTGCCACCAAAGCACTGATATCAGGATTGCCTGTCTGCGCCGTTCCTTGAGTAATAGCAATTGCAGTGGCTGAAGAAGGCGTGGCGTGGTTGAGGCGGAATTGGCCAGTACCTGGGTCAGCCATGGTAGTGGAAGCTGTATCATACTCCCATATAGGATCAGGGTCATCGCCATTTATCCCTGCATTACCATTCCGAATAAAAGTAGTAGAGATTGAATCCCCATCAGCAAGAGAACCTGCATGAGAAACGTAGGCAACATTGACAGCTGTATACCCAGTCTTGGAAGTGTTAGCTGCTGTAATTCTAAAGAGAGCATAGACAGCTGCATTAGCTTTCTTAACAATATAGATAAAGCCACGGTCAGCCGTGGTTGTGGAGTCATCCCACTGAGAGACAAAGGTTGCGATACTAGCGCCATTTGCATCTACATCATCTACATAGACAATGGTTGCACTTCCCGTGGCACCATTAAACCAAACCTTACCAGCCCCCTGATCCACATCAGTCTGCAGAGACTCAAAAGTCGTTGTCAGACCAGGTATAGCTCCAGAGGCGGCATCAACATAAGACTTGGTAGCAACGTCAGATGCAGCAGAAGGCTCAGCAAGATTGATGATGTTGTTGGAGTTCATATCCAGATCAGCAGAGAGAGAGTTAGGAGCCGTCCCGTCCCTGCTAAGCGTATTCTCCACCGCCGCCTCAACCAATGCCATATTAGCATTGATCAGAGTGATAGCAGAAGTCTCATTAGAAGTAAGACTTGTCAGATCTGAGAGAGTAAGCTTAGGCATCATATTCCCCTAGGCTACATCCATAAGAATGGTAACCTTCATATCTACATCATTTGTACTAGCACCGCTTGAGATAACCTCAAGTGCTTGTCCAGCAGTGAGTGTGTTTGCGCCAGAAGGAGTGGAAGAGTCCACGTTACCAGCAGCAGAACCTGATTGAGTAATAGTAATTGCGCCACTTGTGACCAGCGTACCACCAATTTCAAAGGTAATGCCGCAGTTAGCCGTGGCAATTGCACCATCAATGACAGTGTAAATCTTTGTAATATCCCCGGCCAGACCAGGGACAAAGAACTGGGAGCTTGCTGTGGATATGTTCTCAAACTGGAAGGGACCAACCACAACAATATTTGAGTTCTTAATTGAAGAAGTATTAATCTGAGCCGCTGCAATCTTCTGCCAAGTTCCTGACCCAGACCCATTAGCTACGTAGACGAAGTTAACAGATGTAGCAGCAACCCCCTTAGGCTCATGAAGAGATGCTCCGGTCAGAGTAGAGTGTTTGACAGCCATCTATTTCTTCCTCTTCTTGCCAAAAACACCAGATCTTGCTGGATTCTTCTTTGGCTCTGAAGGCTTCTTCTTATGAAGCGCCACTGTTTTCTTAGTGTTAATAATGCCGGTACGACTACGAACAATATTCTTTGACGTTCCGACAGACCCTCTGATCTTCTTGACTGTGACTTTAGCCATCTTCTACCCCCTGAGAATCGGTGGGAAGGCTCCTTAACCCTCCCACCAACCTTACTCCCTTACACGTTTTTGGAGTAAACGATAACCAGACGAGCAGCACCAGCCGAAAAGAGTGCTGTACCCCACTGGACAGAGACATACAAGTCCCTGTCACCAGTACCTGCAGGCGTGGTACCAACCAAGGCACCATTACAGGCAATCTTATCATCGATAGCGTCGATAGCCGCTACAGCAATCGCAGCATCAATACCATCAGCATCGTTGACACTGAAGGTACCGTCTCCATCGTCGTTCCACAGACCGATATTGAGGGTAGACGAAGACCCTGCAAAAGCAGTCTTAACATATAGGGTGGCACTCTCTATGAAGGACCCAGAAGGAATCCCGGCCAGAGGGTGTGTACCAACAACTGAGTCAGTATTTGAGATGTCAGCAAAGCCAAAGTCAACTACTAACTCTCCCTTATCACCCATCGTAGATAGACGGCCCATCTTCGCAGCAGTCCCTTTCTCAAGACCGAAACGAACATTAAGGCCATCATTGTTAGTCCAAAACTCATTCGCGCTCATGATGACCTCCTTTAGACCTGATCAGTGTCAGTGAGACAGCACACCAAGTTCTCTGGGCGGAAAAGCTTGACGCCATAACGAGCAGTCGTCACGTACTCTTCCCGCTGGAAGTCCTTGTTGTACTCCGAGTCCACCTGCGGCATCTGACGCCATGCACCAACGAAGGGCAGAACATCAGAAACAGCCGAGAAGAACATGTTGGCCTTGCCAGCAGCAGTTGTGACAGAGTCAACAGTCTCGTTCGCATCCGCCAGATAGTTACTGGTGTATACGTCGAAGCCGTACACGTTAACCACAAACTTCATGCCCGTGGCTACGCCCTGACTAATGACGCCTTCCCATTTAGGGTTATTCGACACACTAGTCAAGTTCGTAAGCGTGTTCAGCGTATACTCTACCGAGGGGTCAACCACAGCAATGAGATTCGCGTCAGGAACGTTCGCCTTTTTCAAGGAAAACCGCGCCTTGGCGAAGTCAGCAACCGTGATAACCTCGTTAGTACCCGAGCCAACAAAGCGATGCGGCGCACCGTTAATGTTGTTCAGGTTAGCAGACGTCTGCTCACTTTCCAGGGCAAAGATATCAGTTTCCACAGTCTCCATGATTGAGCGGCCCTGCTTAGGAACGAAAGCAGAAACCAACTGATTCATGTAGAATGAATCCTGCTTGGCCTTGTTAGTGATGTACGTGCCCGAAGACTTGTACTTGTTGATCGTGAACTGGAACTCACCAGTATCCAATGCACGATATTCAACGGCAGTATCTTCAGTGTAGTCATCAGTCTGCGCCTGACCAATGGACGGAATAGTAAACGTAGTCCCATCAGGGAACTCCGTCATCCAGTTAACGTAGCCTTGGGACTGCAATTCGTCTTCCAAGACCTCCTTAAGCTGGCTCGACCAAACCTCAGACCGAATGAGGTGACCGATCTGCGCGGTAGTATGCGCCATTGACTTCTCCTATGCTTGAATTGTACCGAACTTATCACCTTGTTCTTGTCGTGATTTAAAGAGAAGATTCTGGGTTTCAGGTTTCCAATAACGCGTAGGATCTGTCTTCCTCATGTTTTCGAACCATGCCCAAGAGTTCTCAGTAGCCAAGGGACCTTGTCCTCCCTCTGTGGATATACTCCCCGTAGATAATGTAGGGGCCACAGCAACCTTCTTCAAATCTAAACCAAGAACGTTATAGAAAGCGGCAGGACTCTTTGAAGCAACGTCTTTCAGATACTCAGGTGATAGACCAAGACTAGAAGCCTTCTCATCAAAGACCTCCTTAGCCCTATCGCCATAAAGTGCCCTCATCTTCACATCAACTTCAGAAACGTTCTGCTCTGCGGTCTTTGCAGACTCTCGCTTTTCAATTGTCGTCTCAACAAGATTAGTGACTTCGTCCGAATTTAAGCTAAGAGTGGTATTCTCCACAGCTTCCTTCGTGGCGTTTTCCTCACGAATCTTCTCTAACGTGTCCGCTGCGGTCATACGCGTATCAAGGTCAGATCGCAATCCAGCGTTCTCTGTCTTCAATTGTTCGATGAAAGCATCCGACTCCATCTTACCCTTCTCAAGGTCTCCCACAGTCTTAAACTTCTTACCATCACCAACCAATTCAGAAGAATACGATATCTCGTTTGCTTCCGAATTGGTAGTTTCACTTGCGTTAAAGATGCCCTCAGCCATGGTCAGTCTCCTATGTTGGTCAGTTTACGAAGGTCTTCCAGAGTCCTGATAGTCCCGTTCTGGTCTGCTTGTCTATAGGCCCAGCCGGGAGACTCGTAGTCAGTCTTAGTTGATCTTTTAGCTATAGTCAGCTTCATATCAATAATCTCCGTTAATCTCCCTAAGAGATCTGTGGAGTTCCTAACGTATTCAGCAAACTTGTTTCTATCCTTTGGGTCCTTGATATGCGCGGTCCACGCATCCAGATTCTTCATATTGGCTCTTCTTCAGGAATCGGGGCACTTGCAGCAGCAGCCTCCTCATCTAGAGATGCTGCCCCTGTATTGACCAGTCGCTGTGTCTCCAGCTGCTCGGCCACTCTGATGTTCTCCTGCACCAGACCAAACCTTTCAATATCCAGAAGCTCTTCAATAACCTTTGCAAGCTTGACTCCTGAGATATGCATGTTGACTGCAGGGTCTTGACCGATAGAAGAGTTGGTAAGGTTCACAAGGTTCTGGAACTTGTTAGCCCTGGCAGCAAAGTGTCTGGCACCAACAGGCCTTAGTTTACCTCTGGCAGCAAGGTCTTCAGGGGTAATCGTTTCGAACAGTGCCGTACCAAACTCATCGTCAAGGGTTCTGACAACATCCGATAGTTCCATGTTACGTCTGGCCTGCTCAAGCATATCATTCATGAGAGGCTCTAGATAGTTTAGCTCAAAGTACTGAATCTTATTCTGGAAGATCCTTG